CCGGCGGCGCGGTTATCCCCGTACTCCACTACTGCGGTTATAGATTTGCCGTTATACGTGACGGAGACGCCGAAATCGGTAAACATCAATTCGCTATCAAACTCCTGTAAGTCCGACAGGCTCATACTCCGTCACCTCCTCGCCTTTAAGCGTTCAGTTTTACCAGTGCCGTTGCGCCGGCGGCATCTTTTACCGAAGCGCACATACCGGCCACCTTAAGAGAACCGGCCGTCTTGGTCAGGTTATTAGCGCTGTCATCCCAATACAGCACATCCCCGATGGCGAATGATGCACCTGTTACCGCCGCCATCTTGAACACGCCGGAGATATACATGGCGCCGGTCTCTGTTGCCCCTATGTCCGTAGCGCACACGCCTACATGGTTCCCGATAACGACGACATCACCGGCGGACAGCGCGGAACCCGCGTTGTAGTAGTCGATGACATCGCCCTTCTGGATGTAAACTGCCTGTTTGGCCACCCCTTATCACCCCTTTATCCGATCTTCACTCGTGCGGTCGTGTCAGCGGCCGCCTTGGTTGCGACACACATTCCGGCGGGGATGTCTGTATCGACGACGGTGAAATAGAGTTTGTCGCCGACCGCCCAGCCAGTCTCGCCTTCCCCTGCCGCCGGGATTGTGAACCCGACGTAGGTGCCGGTGAAGGCTTCAGCGGTAGTTGCCGGTGAATCCGCGCCATCCTCGGAACCCACGACACTCCATACTTCTGAACCCGGAGTCTCAGCATCGGTCACAGTGAGCGTGAATAACTGTGCCGCTGTTGCCGCATCAACCGCTACCGCCACCCCGGATATATCCACGTCGCCGGTGTTGTCTGCATCAGCACTGACCGACCCCGCCGCCGGGACTGCGGATTTTGTGAGAACTTCAATCACTTCATCCCAATACAGGTCGTCCCCTATCACGAACGCCTCACCGACGAGCGCGGGGATCTCCCATACCCCATCAACGGAGATGGGGCCCTCAGCACCATTGGCAATGTCGTTGAGACAGATCCCTATCGCCTTATCAGCAAGGTTCACTACATCGCCCAGCGACAGATTTGCCGCCGCTGTGTAATCGATGTGGTCGCCAGGTTCAATCTTGATAGCCTGTTTAGCCAATTCGTGTCACCTCCTGTTTACCCGTGTTCCAAAACCTAGGTGGTCCCGTTGTTTTTGAAAACCCCGCGCCAGTCCATAGCCTTTGCGCCGACGTCGATGCGGACTTTGTACTCCACGCCGTCAACGTTCCAGCCCTGCTTGGTTTCAAGGTAAGGGGCCTGTACGCCATTGAGGAAGAACACGGTAACAGTTTTCCCCTTGGGGCCGAAAAGATACCATGCAGTGGGGCTATCGTCGTCAAGCCTGGGCTCGTAAACCCTGGTGAACTTGCTGGAATAAGGATTAGCGAGGTTGGGTTGGTCGGATGCCCCTCCAATAAGCACAGTGTTGAAAAACTGCTCGGCAGCGGCTTCCAGGGTAACGGGAGCGACAAAGAACGCCGGGGAGATGTTCAGACGTCTTTTCCCGCTGATGTCCTTCTGGAGTTTCATCATCTCGATGCCCTTGCCTATCGTTGCAACGCTGGGAGCGGCGCCCGACGCCACGTAGTTCTTATGAGAGCTGGCGTGGAACAGGGTAACAGTGTCGCCCATTACGGGGTTACTAGTGATCTGTGCCCATGCCACATCCCCTACCTTGCGGGCTGCCGCTTCGCCACGCTTCATGGGAAGTTCCGCGATCTGCCCGATGTCATCGTTAACAATCATCTGACGGGTGACGGCGAACAGTTTACCGTAGGTGGCTACCTGGTACTGTTCAAACTGTTCGCTGGTCTCGCCGTATTTGTACTCGGCTGACTCTTTGATCTCGTCAAGGTCATCAAGTTCTCCAGCCCTTGCCGCGGTGTGAATGTGGAAGTTGTTTACCTGACCGGTGTTGAAAACCAGAGGCCATGTCTCGTTAGCGCTCTCCCATCCAGCGAGGACTGATTTGTTCGCGATGTTTCCAAGAACATAGGGGAAATCGTCTGTTGCCATTGCGCGGGCAACTATGTCATTCGGATGCCCGGTTGCCTTCATCCCTGCGCGACGGACACAATCACGGGCGAGTTCAACGAGGGAATATCCCGCAAAGTCCTCATATCCACTGCTGCGCTCGACGTCTCCCATCTTCGTTGACAGGAAACCCACCCTGCTCATGAGAGCGCCGGTCAGCGCGTTGCGATACTTATCCTTTTCCTCGATCTTGACTTCCACCGCTTTCATCGCCTCCCGTTCGTTGGCCTGTTTGTCTAGTACCACCTTGCGGACAGCCTCAACGGTATGCCCCCCGGCTATCCATGCATTACGCTCATCGGCTTCGACGCTGAACTTATCAGCAATAGCGTTTATCTCCGCTACTCTGACGCGCTCTGCTTCGATGGCCGCCGCCAGCTCCTGCTCTACATCGATGGCAGGAACTTCGGGTTCCTTTACCTGCTCAATTTCTGTTCTCTCTACAGCGTTTTCCAATGTCTCTTCGCCTCCTTCGTTCCTTTCAACGGTTTCCTCGACCGCTGGTTCCATATCATCAAATGCCCTCCCTACGCCTACCCCTGCATCTGCCGGGACCGGCTCAAGACTTATCTCTAACACTTCCCATTTCTTCACCACTACCGCGTCATCATCGAAGGGACCGAACCTGCCGTCACTCGAGACGTCGCCCTTCTGAACGAACTCGTAACTATGCGAACCCCAGGTGTACCCGAAACTGACACCCTGGAGCGTGCCGCTCTTGACCTTCTTCCAGACCTGCTCTGATTTTTCGTCGTCGTCGAAGACAACGCGGGCACGGCCTACAAGGTCGTCGTCTACCCATGCTTCAACGACACGACCTACCGGCATGACTCCGAAATTGGGATCTCTGCCGTGCGCGAACATAAGCCCCGCCGTCCCAGACTCAAGGCGGGAAAAGTCGGCGGCCCCGTTGTCATGCCTCAAGACTTCAAGCCCGAACCACCGCTCGACAGGGGCTTCAGACGAAAAAGCCAGAGTTATCTCCCTGGCGTCATCCTCGGCCCTTACCTCTGCTATTCGGGCCTCCCTGGTCAGGGTCTTCCCTGCCAGTCGTGCTATTTCCTTCCTGACGTTTTTGGGCATTTCCTACTCATCACCTCCTGTGTCTGTTGTTGCAGGGGCACCGCCGAAGACCAGACCTAGTTTTTCTGCCTGTTCCTTCTCGCGGGCGCGCTGCTCCATGATCTCCTGCCAATCGTCACCCTTCATGGCGCAGACCTTTGACAGGGTGGTCATGCCATTTTCCAGTTCTATCCGCGTAGCCTCGACCTCCTTGCGGGGATCGATCCACGACCAACCCGGCGCTATCCAGGACGCGGCCGTAAAACGGTCAACGTCGCTGTCAAAGTTTGCGACCTTCACCAATCCCCTGTAGACACACATCCGCACAAACTCTTCCCATACGGGCTGGCAGAAGTGTGTTACAAGGTATTGCTGAAGAGCCTGGAACTCCTTGCGATCTTCCAGATGGCCTTGCCTTGCGGAGCTGTAACTCCCCTGAGAGTAGTCCCGCGAGAGAGTCTCAAACGACAACCCCAGGCCCGCGGCAATTCTCCGGGTCTGTGCTGTCGAGAACTGGGCGGCATCCGTGTTCGGTCTCCCCGGAGAGGCGAAAGTAACATCCTCTCCCGGCATCAGATATTCCATCATTCCGGGTTCGATGGACTCGATGGGTTTGTTGTCCGAGTCCCTTTCGAGCCTTCCGATCCTGCCCCCGGCGTAGTCGGTCTTAATAAACCCAGCGAAACAGGCGGCTATCCTGGCGGCTACGAGTTCAGCTTCCATGTATTCACCTAAATCCTTAATGGCGTTCATGGTCGCGGCAAACTCGCTCATCCCCCGCGTCTGCCGGGGCCGCGTTTTTTGGAACAGGTGTATAACCTGATTCGCAGGGACGCGCTTCGTCTTCCCCGCAAGATCCACAGTGAAGTAATATGCGACTGGTCTGCCGTACTGGTCTATCTCCACCCCGCCGTTTATGGCGTTACTACCCGATGCGTATGACAGGTCGGAGAGGTAATCCGGCTCCCATAACTGGACTTTGAGCGGGATAAAAGCACCGTCCCTCACGATGGGGAGCATGGCTAAAATCTCGCCGTCAACGAGACGCCGCCTCAAGACCATCTGTTGAAGGTCATAGAAACTCGAATGACCCTCCAAATCGCAGATCCCAGGCTTAACCCATCGCTTCCAGAGTGTTTCCAGTTGGCTGTTAATGTCATCGTTCAGCGACCCATCCGGGTTGTGTACCTGGGCTTGAGGTTTTATCCCCGTGCCCACCGTGTTCCGGACAATTGTTTTGATGGCGGCGTTGGCCACCTCGTTGTTCCGTTCAAGGTCTCTCGCCCGGGCCCTCACCCTGTCCCGGTAAGCCGAGTCCGTCTCTTCAGGTGTCCTGTTCAGCGGCATCCATTCCGAGTTCGGGCGGTGCGGATCTCCCGCATCCCAATTCCGCAGCGCGTCATACGCCATGCGGTAGCGAACACGCTCAAACGCCTTCCGGGGAGAGAATCAGCCTATGAGCCTGTCGGTCGCCGTTAGATTCACCGTTTTGCCCATTTTGCGTATGCCCTCCCCACTCCGACGTCTTCAATTACCAGCAGATTTTCTAACTCGCGCTTCCGCTTGTAGAGCATCGGCATCTCTTCGCGCTTGACGCGTCGGCTCCCCGCTTGATGCTCTGTCACTCCACCTGAAGATAGAAAGGCGGCGATCGCTGTATTGATCGCCGTCAGTTCGTTGCGGTATTCAGTTATCAATTCCTCGTGTGTCAAAAGCTGTCACCCCCTCACCGGATGCGCCAGTTTCTGCCTCCTGTTGCCCATGATCCCC